GTTTATTCAGATACTGACCATTATATTAGTAGTAAGTCTAGTCCATCAGGACCAGCAACTGCTACTTCTATAAAGGGAGTAAGAACTCTTAATCTTAATCAGATCTCTTGAATCTATAAAATCATAAATCCAGAATACCATGACAGAATTAATAAAATAATCTGTTTAGCATTTATGGGTATGAATTTATTAGAAACTCAAGATCCAGATAAAGGATTAGGTTATTCAGGTAAGCTAGCTATTATTAAAGATCCGGAGTTAAAGCTTAGAGTAATTGCTATGGAAGATTATCTTTCACAGTTTACTTTAAGGCCTATCCATGATGGTTTACTTTCTTTGTTAAGAAATAAACTAACACAAGATAGAACTTTCACTCAGAACCCGTTTAATAATTGGACTTTAGATGCAGTTTCTCATAGTTATTACAGTTTAGATTTAAGCGCAGCTACTGACCGTTTCCCAGTGGTCCTTCAAAAGAAATTATTAGCTTGTATTTACAAGAATTATAATTTTGCTTTTGCTTGAATGAATCTTCTCTCTAATAGAGAATTTTTATACAAGGATAAACAACTGAAATATTCAGTTGGGCAACCAATGGGAGCCTATAGTAGTTGAGCAGCTTTTACTATTACTCATCATCTAGTTGTTGCTTATGCCGCACATTTGTGTGGTATCAGTAACTTTAAAGATTATATTTTATTAGGTGACGATATCGTTATAAAAAATGATAAAGTCGCTAGTAAATATATAAAAATTATGACTAGACTAGGTGTTGACATCTCTCAACATAAAACACATGTATCAAAAGATACTTATGAATTTGCTAAGAGATGAATACGTGATGGTAAGGAGTTAACAGGTATCCCTTTACGTGGAATCTTACTCAATTGAAAATCACCTTCAGTAGTTTATTTAGAACTACTCGGTTATATTCAAAGAGTACCATGTTCAAGTTTCTCTGTTTTAGATCTATGTTGTAAATTATATGATATGCTTCCATACCAACATAAAAGATGTAAATCCTTTGTTGATATGAGGCATTATTTGTATAATTTTAACCACGCCATCAGGTGAACCTATAATCTTGTTACGTATGATGAACTTCGTTCATTTATAAATAATAAGATTAAAGAGGTAATCTTGGTGACGCCTACTTTCAAGGAATGTCCCGAATTTCTTCGGGGCCTTTTTAGGGTAGGGCTGGTTAGAGAAGCTATGAGCTCAAAGGATTCAGTTCAAAAAGGTCTTGAAACTATCAATGAAAGACTTGTATCTTTCAAAGAGAAATTTCCTGATTATTATGAACTGATGTCTTCCTATCCTCTTCTTTTGGCTTATATAAATAAGTTAAGAGAAATTTGTAAGAAACTTGAATCTTATGATTCTTGTGATTTACACTTAGAGGATCTATTGAATTCACTTCAATATGAAGACTTTGATAATTTAGTTATGATGCTCCGTCGTAAGACGAGAGTTCAAACTGTAGTACCAAAACTTTGAGTCAAACCATTTAGAGTATTTCGCGATGAAGCGAAGTATGCTGAAATGGGTTCTTCTATGGGCTTTGCTATCAAAAACCAATCTGACTTCTTAATTAGAAGCATTTTGGGCCAGTTAGCAGCTATTTCTAAAAA